ATGACAAAAGCGAAGGCGACGAAAACAGTAGAAAAGCCGGATTTTTCATCAGAACTTCATCAGATGATTAAAGTCAAGCTATACCTACGAAATATCCCCGATGTGGATAATCTGTGTCGCGTGTATGCTTACGTGTACGTGAACAATCAGAAAGGTTATTTGGACACTGGAATAAAAGTGCAGGCTTCGGATTGGGATCCAAAGGATCGGTTGGTGAAATCTTCGCATCCAAAGTGCAACGATTTCAATTTAATTTTGAAGCAATCGCTTGCGAGGGTGAACGAAATTGCAATCAATTATCGCCTATCAGAAAAGCAGCTTAGCTTCAAGTTGTTGCAAAAAGCTTTTTTTGCAGATGAAGGTTCGCTGAATTTCATTAGCTGGTGCCGAAAAGACATTGATAAGCGAGAACATGAAATGGTTGCAGCTGCAACAATGGCATTGCATCACAGTGTATTGAATAAATTCGCTGAGTTTTGCAATGGGAATATGCCTTTCTTCGAAATCGACGAAAGGACATTGGCCACTTTCGAAAAGTGGTTGCGGGTGAAGAAAAGCAATTCAATCAACACCGTTCACAAAAACATGAAGGTTTTGCGATTGTATTTCAATCGTGCAATTCGTGAGGGATTGATGAAGCAAACGCCATTCGGTACCTTCAAGATGAAAAAGGAAAAGTCTCAGCCGGATTGCCTTTCAGAATCGGAATTGAATAAAGCATTCGAAATATATAGATCGAACAGGTTAACAGAAGAACGCCAAAGTGTTTTGCGTGTTTTCCTGTTTGGATGCTGCACTGGCTTGCGAATATCTGATTTGAAACGATTAACCTGGTCGAATGTGATGGGCAAAACTCTTGTGTTTTCCATGTACAAAACAAGGAATACAGCGCCAATTATGGTGAAGGTTCCACTTACAAATACAGCATTCAGGTTGATGCGCGATGCTGGAAGTAGCCGTGGAATTATTTTCGAGACTCCCGAAAACGATTCGTATGCAAACAAGGTATTGAAGCATGCGCTATCGGCAATGAATGTGGCTGACAAGATACATTTTCACACAGCACGCCACACGTTTGCTACACACTACCTGCGCAAAAACAAAGGCGACATTGTAACACTCAAAACGCTAATGGGGCACAGCAAAATAGAACAAACAATGGTTTATCTTACCGTTGATGAAGATTGGTTGCACGAAGGAATGGCAAATTTTGGGGAGTGGATATAAAAAAACCGCCCGAAGGCGGTAATTACTAATTGGATGTGTTTTCCTTGTTCTTTGAATCGAGATGTTTTCGGATTTTTATTACATTGCTTGTAATAGCAATCATCATCCCAAAGAGTGCACCACCAATTATTACTGATAAGAATAACGTTTCTGTAGCTTCCATAGGAAAAAATTTAGGGGTTTGAGCTCGCAATTTAATAAAAAATTTAATTCACCTCAGTTAATTCAAGATCAACCGGTGAAATTCCATTGTTTCGAAGCTTGTACTTTTTCTTTGTGGGCAGCCAAATACGGCCTTCGAGCAGAATAGTACGAAGCCAATTCAGATTTTCCAATTTTGGAATACTCATTACTGAGCTGCCCTTTTTCACTCGATTATTTGTAAGCGAATACTGGTAACGATCTAAATATACTTCAATAAAACTATACGGCTCGTTTGGAATTAAACTCAGATAACGCCCAGGGTTATCTACACCAGCTTTGTAAATGCCAGAACTTCCAGTAGGGAAAGCAAATTCTTCATCTTCAGTTGTATCCATGCCCCAATAAAACATGAGCTTCAATTCAAATTCATTGTACAACATGCCTGGCTGCAGTGGTTTGTTTTTGCTATTTCCTGCAATTTCAACCACAGGAACGCACCATCTATCATCCGATGATGTCAGCTGCTGATGTATATCTTCTACTGATTGGAACACAGTAGAAAACTTCATTGGTGCTTCTGTTATTTCTCCGGTTCCAACCACAACATTTTGTATATTGTAAAAGGCTTTTTCCCAACTCATGCTTCCATCCTGTGCTGCAAAAAATTGATAGAAGTAATTGTTTTCTAACACAAGTGCAATGTCACCTTCAATTGGAAATGTGATTCCAGACAAGTCAGTAATATTGTAATACGTTCCTCTGTTTCTATACTTCTCAATATCATCCGGGCGTTGCCATTTTTGAGCATAAGAATCTCCCGAATCGACGTGCACTTTGTATTTTACAGATTTTTGTTCTGTAATGTCGCTACCTTCATCTTTGAATTCAATAGAATCTCTAGCATCGTTGAGCTGATTGAAGGTGCGAATTTCTACAGTTTTTGTATTCTCATTTATTGCGTAGTTGATTGCAAACGGCGGAGTTTTAATTGCAGAAAGCAATTTCGTTACAGTTATTCCTGGCAGGTGATTTTTGAGTTGAATATAAAAATACTCACGGTTTGGACCAACTGAAAAAATAAGATTAGGATTGTAAATGCATAAGCGCTTCAATTTATCATCATGTCTGAATACATTGTAAGTAACGGTATATCCACACTCTTCAAATATCTTTTCGATGATATAACCAGCGTATGGAAATGGTGTAACCGAAATTCTGCCTGGTCTATACAGATATCCTGGATAAAGATTTGAACTTGGAATATAATCGTTCTGGTATTGACGGCTCAATACGTCATTTCTCCAACCATCTTCCCAATCACTACCATCGAATAAAGCAACATTTTTCACAGGGAAATATGCAAATTTTTCTTCAGGGAAAGTACCATCGCATACATTAAGAATAGATCCAGTGTTTCCGTTGTAATCATCGATGTATGTGAGCTGTCCATCGTACTCAAACTCTGTGATTTTTTTGTCTCCATAAAGCGCATAAAATGAAGACTCATTCAATGCTGAAACAATCTCAATAGATGCTCCCGAAACCTTTACAACATATGTGGTTCCCTCAGCTTTCAATCTGTTGTCTGAAAATATTTCAATGTGATGTTTTGCAGTTGGAGCATTAAGTGCCATGGTTCTATTTGGATGGCCGAAAATTGCAGCGTTGTTTGGGTTGTTTGGCACCGTAAAATTGTACACGCTATTTTCCTCGAAAACCTTTTCGGAAAATACAGGTGAAGTTTCTGAAACTTCGAGCTCGGTATTAGCGCGAAGGTTTAACCAATATTGTCTATCTATTCGAATGGAAATCATTTATTGAGGTATTTCGGGTTTAGGAAATACAGGTTCAACTATGCCCAATGCCGCCTTAGCCTCAGATTCAGTATTGAACCAAAACCATCCGTCCTCAACCTCGCCAGTGGCGTTTTCGTGGTCAGACACATTAATCACTCGTCCATCTGGATAAGTGATGGCATTGGCTGCCCAAAGCATTTCGGTGTCTGATATTTTTTTGTAAAGTCCTTTTTGCATGGTGGTTGAATTTATGAAACAACAGTCCAATTTTTAGCTGTGGCGATAGTTTGGTCGCATGTTGCGGCACCAGGATTACCGGTAATAGTAATTACCATTGGGTCTCCTGTTATTGTAGCCAAGTCTCCAAACAAAGTGTTGAGCGCTGTAGCATCCATATTACACGATGCGACAGAAAATGAAACGGCTATTCCTGGCAGGCGAAGTGATGCTAGGCGTGGGCAGCTGGAAAACATGCCTGTTGTAGATGTTATTCCACTGGCATCGCTAAGTGTAATTTCTGTAACATTTGCTGAGCCGTAAAAAGCGTACGAACACTCATATAGAGCGCTGGTAGTAATAAGATTCAATGTACCCTTTAATGAACTCGTGGTAAATGCAAAATATAGAGACTCACTGTTTGAAATATTGATCGTTCCTATTTTACGAATAAGTGGCGCGTTTTGCAGCATACCCGCAGTATTGGTTGCCGAACGGATATCAACATCTCCAATCTCCTCGGCCAAAGTACCATTGAAAATATAGAAAGCTGTTGTGGCATTTTGAGCCGTTACATTTCCAATTCGCCGGACATAACTTCCTGATGTTAGGTAACCAATTACGGTTGCGTTTGTTACAATGTCACCAAGATCATCTAATGATGCACCTAAATAAAACAAAAATTGCAATGTGCTCAAGCCTGACCAATTAACCTGAAACACATGAATTGGAACATTTCGAACACCACCAATCGTCAACCCGGCAAATGTAGACCCAAGCCAAACAAACTTATTTAATCTGAAAGCCGTGTATGAGAGCGATATTTCCAATCCAGTAATATAAATTGAGCTGATACGTATATCCAGCCAATTAGTGCAAACAAGTGTACTTCCTGGTCGGCCAATTTGAACGTAATTATTCATATTTCCGCTTGTCGCAGTTATTGTGACAACAACCTGCCTGTATCCTTCAGACGTTTCCGTATTGGCATCAATGGTGTCGAAATCATAAGTGTGTGCAGCCTCAGTTCCAGTTGCAATATCTGCTGTTGTACCATCTCCCCAATTTACTGTCCATGCGAAATTGCACAACATTTTCAAAGTGTTGCCAGGAGCCTCAAGAGAATCGTTAGGAAAAATTGCATAAAGCCCAACAAATTTATCATCACCAGCCGAAACCAAGTTGTCAATAGGCAGCCAATCTTCTGGTCGCTGCCATCCACCTGATGGCGTAGTTCCGCCAATTTTTACTATATTTGGTTGAATTATCATAGTACAATTACATTAATAGTGATATTCCCAACGGGTGTTGTTACACATGTGAAATTCAATATGTCGGTGCCTTGCGACACGCAGAAAACTTCTGCATCGGCCCACAAATCGGAATCTGCTTTTGTTGCGGTTGAAATAATAACCAGGCTAGTAGCCGAGATTTTCAAATCGCCTGTTGCAAGTTGAAGCGCATTTGCTGCCCAATTACCAACAGTTAATACAAGCTGTCCGCTTTGATTTGGCTGAACTATTACCGGAGGGTCGCCCTCTTCGACCGCTGGCATAACCTGTTTGCTCGATGGACCATAGTCGATGGCTATTTCCTGATTCTTGCTTGCTTCATACCAGTCTGCGACAACTGGAACATCATCTGCTGAAACAGCTGTGTATGGAACATTTTCAGCAGGTGTTTCTTGCCCTTTCAGCAGAAACGATTCGCCTTCAAGAATCTCATGTTCTTTGCCGCCATCGAGCGTAATAGTTTCACCAACACGCAACTCGTTTGTCAAATCTACAGGCAGCGAAATTGTGCCAATAACGCGCGGAGTTCTCGATATAACATAGCGAAGTGTTGGCAGTGCTTTTGCGCGGTTGGTTGGCATGGTGCCATAGTTGTAAATGTAATTTATTCTCTGCTCACCGCCAGCAAGTCGCAATTCCTTCATTTGTAATTCGTAGGTACTTTTGTCGAAAGTTAAATTGGCATACCCAACAAACTGCCCGCCAATCATGACCGGAATCTGCGCTTCGGTTACATTTTCAGATATTGCCTGAACAATTTCCATCTCAACTTCCCTGTGCTTTACAGCAGTAATAGCTCTGCTAAGATTCGATGCAAGGAGTGATGATATTTTCGCTATTGCGTTTGCAAATGTTGCCATGGTTATATGGTATAATCGTTTTGGTAATCGATGGAATATTCGCCCGGTGAATACGATTGGCTTTCGTCGGAAGTGATTACATTTCCGCTGCCGGTAATTCTGTAAGCAAATTTGAAAAAGAAACGAGCATCGCCATCGGTGTCGCTTTCGGCCGATTCGGTTTCAACAATTACAGGAATTAAATCAGCACCACGAATTTCATAAACTTCATCGCTGCCAAGAAATTCATCTATTGCCCAGCGAACCGATTCGATGTTCCGGAAGTAACCAGAATTCACTTCGTACAATTGCTCCAACGAATGATCTGTTTGAAATTCCGCACGATGTTCCGGAGTGAAATCTATAGGTTCATCAATGGTAGCAATGTCGCGTGTAACTGCAATCTTGCGTGTTGCCTTTCCTGTACTTCGGAATATTTCATAAACGCCAAGGCTGTTTTTGAATAGAAAAGTACGCTCCCATGGACGGCTTGCAGTATCGATATCGAAATGTCTTGTTTCGCTTACAGGCGCAGAATTAGCAGTTAGCCACAAATCGTATGCTCTTAGCGTTTTTGTTGGCTGATGGCTTGCCATGTAATCGGCCAGGCTCAATGCATAATATCCGCATTGAATTTCGAGAACATCGTATTTTGCAACTGTGAACGTAAGATAGTTGGTTACTGTTGCTTCGGTACCATCGGTGAAGTAACATTTCAGCGAAATGTATGTATGTCCTGTTGGAGTGTACCATACAGGAAAATATAATTTCTCAGGACTTGTGAGCGTGATTAATTTCCTAAGCGGATGCCAGGAAAGAAAATTCATTGAAGTGGACATGCGCGACCAGAACGATTCACCGAACTGATAATATGCCCGCAATTTATCTTCTCCGAGCTCACCAGCTAACGCAAAGTATTCTTCCGATGTCTGCAATGCCTGAACAGCCAAAGTGCTTCCATACGCTTCGGCGTATCGGATTTGATAAGCTTTCTTTGCGGCAGCACGTACAATAATTGCAGCGCCTGTTGTCTGTGGAAATTGAAAATCGACATCGATTAAATCTTTCACATAGTCGGCAACATTTACAAGAGCTTCGCCCTGTAGATCGGGGACAATTTTATCGACTCCGAGAATTTCGGATCCGGATATTGTTTTCACAATAAGACGGAAGTTTTCACGCAATGTTGGCGAAGTTCCTGCAACGCCAGTTGTTGCAGTATATGCTGTTGTATTAGACGTTATTGTTAGATTCTGGTCGGCCGACTTCTCACGACTCTGAAACATAATCGCTGAACCTACCAGGCTAATGTAAAAATCCTGAGACAAAAGAAAGTTTGCTGCAATTTGAGCATAATGCGTTGCGGCCGATCCGCCAGCAGTTATTTGAGTTCCGCTGCTGTCGGGTGTTGTTTTGGCTCGAAACGTAATGCTGTTGTCGCCCCAAGCAAAAACAATGGTTTCATCAACTGCAATACTTCCATTGCGGACAATATTTGCACTGCA